CAAAAGGAGGTCTTATTTTGCCGAAGTATAAGGATATTAGTAAGGTTCTTGTGATTGCACCATTAAGAGTAACAACGGTGTGGGCAAATGAAATTAAAAAGTGGGATCATCTAAAAGGCTTATCCTATTCTGTAGCTGTTGGAACTGAAAAAGAGAGAAAAGATGCCCTTATGAAAAGAGCCACACTTTATATCATCAATCGTGAAAATGTCGACTGGCTTGTTAATAAAAGCGGCGTTCCTTTTGATTTTGATATGGTGGTTATTGATGAGTTATCATCTTTTAAATCATACAGTGCTAAGCGTTTTAAAAGCCTTCTAAAAGTAAGACCTAAAGTAAAAAGAATTGTTGGGTTGACGGGTACGCCTTCAAGTAATGGGCTTATGGACCTCTGGGCCGAGTTTCGTATTCTGGATTTGGGACAGAGGCTTGGTAGGTACATAACTCACTACCGTAATACCTACTTCATACCGGATAAACGTAATGGTCAGATCATCTTTTCATATAAACTCCTGCCAGGAGCTGAAGAAAAGATCTATAGTCAGATATCCGATATCACCATTTCTATGAAGTCCATTGATTATCTAAAAATGCCTGAATGCGTAATAAACACAGTGCCTGTGTATTTAAATGAAAAAGAGCGGGCCATTTATTCTGGATTTAGAGATGATATGGTAGCAAGTTTAGGAGCAGAAGAAATCGATGCAGTAAATGCTGCAGTACTTTCAGGAAAACTCCTTCAGATGGCAAACGGTGCTGTCTATGACGAGAAGAACAAGGTGCATTTTATTCACGATAGAAAACTTGATGCCCTTGAAGATTTAATTGAAGGGGCCAACGGGAAACCAGTGCTTATAGCTTATTGGTTCAAGCATGATCTTGATCGGATTCAGAAGAGATTTCCAGTAAGGCAGCTAAAGTCATCAAAGGATATTGAAGAGTGGAATGAAGGTGAAATTCCTGTAGCAGTGATCCACCCTGCAAGTGCTGGACATGGACTTAACCTTCAAAGTGGTGGTTCCACACTTGTTTGGTTTGGACTCACCTGGTCATTGGAACTCTATCAGCAAACAAATGCTCGCCTCTACAGACAAGGGCAAAAGGATACGGTTGTCATTCACCACATCATTACAAAGGGCACTATAGATGAAGATGTGATGACAGCACTTACAAAAAAAGAAAAAACACAAGCATCTTTAATCGATGCTGTAAAAGCTAAATTGGAGGTGAAGCGATGATTGATCCTTATGAAGACTTAGCCAATGCCATAGTTTTACTAGCAGTCAAGGACTACAGGGATGCGCTGAAGAAGCTTATGAAGCATCCTCGCCATGAATCTGCAAAACATACAAAAGCTGAGGTGGAGAGGTTTTTACGTTCTGATTGGTATAGAGAACTTACCACGGTAGAACCGGAGATACTTCTCCGAAAACTGAAAGAGGAGGTCAAACAATGAATGCTAAAGAATATCTTAGTAAAGCCTATCGATTGGATCAAAGAATAAACAGTAAGCTTGAGCAAGTGGCATCCCTGGAGAATATGGCTATGAACTGCACTTCTGCTATAAATGGAATGCCTAATAACCCCAGCAAATCAGTATCTCCTATGGCAGATGCTGTATGTAAGATTATAGATATTAAAAACAATTTGAACGATGATCTTGCCAAACTTCTAAAGTGCAAGATTAACATTATTGAGATCATCCAAGGTGTGAACAACATTGAGTACAGGCTGATTCTAGAGAAACGGTACCTGTCATATCAGCCTTGGGAAGATATCGCTTATGATCTTGATTATTCTGTAAGCTGGGTGCTGAAGCTTCATCGTAAAGCGCTTAGAGCTGTAGATGCTGTATTAGCTGGGAGGGAGAATAAAAATGAGTTGGCATGAAGCAATAGAAGACGGAATAACCGTTGGTAAGGATGGTAGAGATTCCAATTGTTATTATCCACCTTGCCATACCTGCTCTACACCTGTTTATAGTTGGACATATAGCCGTGGTGTCAAGTACACCTGCAAGGATTGCAGGGCTGAACTGGTTCGGCAGGCGCGAGAAGAAGGGGAAGTAATCAGTACGGATAAGAAACAAATGAAGCTACAAAACGCCGTAAAAAGGATCTCAAAAATCACCGGCATTGAACACTACAAGGATGCCATCCGTCTTGTAGAAGAGAGCCTGAACAAGACTGGGTGGTATCAGAGTACTGAAGAAATAATGGTGGCACTTGAACTTATCCGATGTAATGTTAAAGCGTTCCACCAGGTGAAAATCTTCGACTACTCTGTTGACTTCATTTTGCCCGAGATGAAAGTTGCCCTTGAGATTGATGGCAAGATTTATCATGGGAAAGACAGACAGAACTATGAGCGTATCCGAGATGAGGTCATCATCAACAAACTTGGTGAAGGTTGGGAGATGATTAGAATCACAACTGATAACATCAATAAGAATGTGACCAAGCTAATCCCGGGTATCAACGCGGTGCTTAAAAGCAGAAAACTTCTAAGAGGATAGTAAAGTCCACATAAGTCCACTTGAGTGCAGTTGTTTTTTTTAGTACGCTATAATTGAGAGATAATAATGTAAACAAGCCTTCATGGGAACACCCCACGAAGGCTTTTCTTATGCCCAAAAGGAGGTGAACCCATGCCATACAAACCTAAGCGTCCTTGTGCTTACCCAGGCTGCGGTCTGCTTGCTGATAGTGGAGAGTACTGCGCTGAGCATAAGAAGGTGGTAACAAAACGCTATAACAAGTACCAACGTGACCCAGCTTCCAACAAGCGCTACGGCAGGTCCTGGAAGCGGATCAGGGACCGCTACATCAAAGCCCATCCTCTTTGTGAGGAGTGTGAAAGGAATGGAAAGATTAAAGCAGCTGAAGAAGTGCACCACATCCTCCCTCTTTCTAAAGGTGGCGGCAATGAAACCAGTAACCTGATGGCCCTTTGTAAGTCATGTCACTCTAGAATAACTGCTGAGAGTGGCGATCGGTGGGGAAGGTCATATCTGTACGACTAAAAATTCCGGACAGCGGCCTGGGGTCTTGCGTGTAAAAATCAGAAATCAAAGGGGGTATTAAAGACTTTTAGAAAAGTGAGGTGGAAAAATGGCAAAGGACGGTACAGCAAGAGGTGGCCAGCGTGTTGGCGCAGGAAGAAAATCAAAAGCTCTAACAGATAAAATTGCTGATGGCAGATTAAACGGGGCTCAAGTACTGCCGGAGCCAGCAGAAATGGAAGGCACGGATGTTCCTCCAGTAAAAGATTATCTAAAGGCGGCTCAGAAAAACGGTAAAGACCTCTGTGCAGAAGATATTTATATAGAAACCTATAAATGGTTAAAGGATCGTAGCTGCGAAATGTTAGTAAACAACCAGCTGATCGAGCAATATGCCATGAGCGTTTCTCGTTGGATTCAGTGCGAGGAGTGTATTTCAGAATATGGATTTCTTGCAAAGCATCCTACTACATCAGCAGCCATAGCATCACCGTATGTTGCTATGAGCCGTGAATACATGAAACAAGTAAATCAGTGTTGGTATCAGATTTACCAGATTGTAAAAGAAAACTGCTCTGTAGAGTTTGGTGGCAGAAGTCCACAAGATGATTTAATGGAGCGGTTATTATCTGCTAGGAAAGGAAAATGATAATGAAAAAATATAGAACTTGTGAAAGTGTATGTAAAGGGCATCCCGATAAATTGTGTGACCTAATCTCTGACAGCATCTTAGATGCGTGTTTGAGAAAAGATAAATCCTCTCGTGTGGCCTGCGAGGTGATGGCAACCAAAGGACGTATCATTGTTGCCGGTGAGATTACCTGTTCAAAGAAAATTGATATCAAACGAGTAGTTCGTAATGTACTGGCTGACGTAGGCTACAATCCAAGAAAATTTCTCGTGTTTGTCCATGTTCATCAGCAAAGCAAAGATATCGCAGGTGGTGTTGATAGAGCCTTGGAATCCCGTGAAGGCGATACTTCCTGGTATTCCATGCTAGGTGCAGGAGATCAAGGCACAGTTTATGGCTATGCCACCAATGAAACAAGTGAGAAGTTGCCGTTGCCCCTTGTTCTATCTCATGCTATCTGTGAAAAGCTGGATAAAGTTATGAAGAGTGGTGTTATTAAAAACATCGGTCCAGATGGTAAGGCACAAGTTACAGTAGAGTATAAAGATGATAAGCCAAAGCGGATCAAGACCATTGTTGTTTCCGTTCAGCACGGTGCTGATAAAGACTTAAATGATTTAAGGAATGAAATCATCTCTCAGGTGCTTTGGCCTGTCTTTGAAAAATATCCATTTGATGATGAAACGGAGATACTCATTAATCCAAGCGGGCGCTTTGTGGAGGGTGGACCTGCCGCTGATACAGGATTAACCGGAAGAAAAATAATGGTGGACACATACGGTGGCATTGCATCTCACGGGGGCGGTGCATTTTCCGGTAAAGACCCGACAAAAGTGGATCGCAGTGGTGCTTATATGGCAAGAGCCATCGCAAAGAACATTATTTGGTGTGGGTATGCAGAACGATGCCAGGTTGCCATTTCTTATGCAATTGGAAAAGCAGATCCAGTTGCTGTGGAAATTGATACATTTGGAACAGGAAAGGTTGCTGAAAGTATCCTTTGTAGTGCGGTTCAAGAAGTATTTAATCTTAGACCTGCGGCAATTATCGAAAAGTTAAGGTTGACTGATGTCATTTATGCGGATACTGCTACCTACGGTCATTTCAGATATGGATTGCATTCTTGGGAGTTTTTAGATTGCTATAAAGAACTAAGGGAGGCGGTAAAAAGGTATGTTGATTGAAAAAAAGAATACAAAAGATCTGCTTCCTGCTAAATACAATCCTCGTAAAGATTTAAAGCCAGGTGATGCAGAGTATGAAAAGCTGAAACGCTCGATTGAGCAGTTTGGATATGTGGAGCCGGTTATCTGGAATAAGGTGACCGGCAATGTTGTAGGTGGCCATCAAAGACTTAAGGTACTCATTGATATGGGTATATCAGAAGTTGAATGCGTCATCATTGAGATGGATGAGGAAAAGGAAAAAGCCCTCAATATTGCTCTAAATAAAATTAGCGGTGATTGGGATAAGGATAAGCTTGCCCTTCTGATTTCTGATTTACAAGGTGCAGATTTTGATGTTTCGCTTACTGGATTTGATCCTAAAGAACTGGATGACTTATTTAAAGATACCATCAAAGATGGAATTCACGATGATGACTTTGATGTGGATGAAGAATTAAAAAAGCCTGCAATCAGCAAGTTTGGTGACGTATGGACATTAGGGAGGCACAGACTGGTATGTGGAGACTCCACAAAAAAAGAAACCTATGATGTGCTGATGAATAAAAACAAGGCGAATTTGTGTGTGACAGACCCTCCCTACAACGTAAATTATGAAGGCTCTGCAGGGAAAATCAAAAATGATCATATGACAAATGATGCCTTTTATCAATTCCTCTTAGATGCCTTTATCAATATTGAAGAAGTATTAGCAGACGATGCCTCCATCTATGTATTTCATGCCGACACCGAAGGGTTTAATTTTAGAAAAGCCTTCTCGGATGCCGGTTTTTATTTATCCGGGTGCTGTATATGGAAAAAGGACTCCCTTGTACTTGGGCGTTCACCATATCAATGGCAACACGAACCAGTGCTTTATGGCTGGAAGAAAAAAGGAAGACATCAATGGTATACGGGAAGAAAAGAAACTACCATATGGGAGTTTGATAAACCAAAGAGAAATGGTGAGCATCCTACGATGAAGCCGATTCCTCTTCTTGCCTATCCTATTTTGAATTCCTCTATGAGTAACACAATTGTACTCGATCCCTTTGGTGGAAGTGGAAGTACATTAATTGCTTGTGAGCAGTCAGAGCGTATTTGCTACACAGTGGAACTGGATGAGAAGTTTTGCGATGTCATTATTAAACGCTACATTGAACAGGTTGGAACTTCCAAAGAAGTCAGTGTTCAAAGGGCTGGACTAAGCTACAACTATGATGAACTCAAGGAAACTAATGAGTAAGCGAATGTTTATATAATTTCCCACCATATAATCGATAAAAAGCTTGATAAATAAGTGTTTTAGAGTGATATATGTACATACCAAAACAAAGGAGGTTTTGTACATGATCATTAATTATAACGTAACTGGGTCAGAGCGAAAGAGGTTAGTGACAGCACTTAGCGACATCACAGGTGTTAAAGCAAAGTACCTTGGAATGCCCAGCATGGCTTACGAGGTGGATGCCTTTATCATCGACAAAAATGGGAGTCTTGAATTTAGTGATAAGGCAGACAGCGAAGAAATCGAAAACGTAGCCCAGTGTTTGGCAAGGGAGGGTTTTATTGCAGAGGAGCAAATTAACGTCACTGAGGGCAAACAAACCGCAGACAGTGAGGCTTTAAGCCTTTATGTATCAATGCCAAGAAGTAGCTTTACAGAAAAGGCACTTGAAAACCTAAAAGCGATTATTGAGGCGAAAGGTGATCTTATTCGTCATGCACTTGAGGCAGAAGACTTACCGATTGAAATTTCTGAAGATGAAGTTTCATTCCCATGGTTTAAAGAAATACCAACACCAGAAGAGGTTAAGGCTTACAACCATTTTATTTCTGCGCTTTGCGAGATGGCAAGAAACCAGAAACGCATTACTGCAAAAGAAAAGGAAATCCCAAATGAAAAATACGCATTTAGATGCTTTTTGCTCCGCCTTGGATTTATTGGCAAAGAGTATAAAGAAGAACGAAAAATATTGCTCAGAAATCTAACCGGTTCTGCGGCATTCAAAGGAGGAGTAAAAAATGAGGATAATCAGTAAAGAACAACTGCTAAACCTTCGTGAGAAGTACCCTGCTGGATGTCGAGTAGAACTATTAAAGATGGATGATATTCAAGCTCCAAAGATTGGTACAAAAGGAACAGTTGTAGGAGTAGACGATATTGGTTCTATTATGGTGCGTTGGGATTCAGGCTCCAGCCTCTCAGTCGCTTTTGGCGAAGACCTGTGCAGGAGGATTCACGATGACAGATAAGATAAAACAACAGATTATTGCTATTCGTGAAACAGGTGAAACCAATATGTTTGATGTACGAAAAGTACAGGAAATTGCTCTAAGGGAAGGATATGACGAGTTACTTCTTTACCTTGCAGATAACATCGGGGCTTATTCCAGGTTCATTCTGACCGGTAAGGAGGAATAAAGCCATGTGGAAAGAAGGTAGCATCAAAGTTCATGACAGTATCATCCATTATTGGGTAAAGTGCTATGAGAAATGCTCTGAATTTGGCATTGACGAAGGTCGCATCTCTAAGCTGATGCTTAAACGTAACGGCAATATTATTGCAAACTATGACCGAGGCTGGGACATTGAACCTGTGGATGAGGTTGCAGAAATTGCGCTTGCAATCCTATTGCTAGAACACAACTAAATAGTAACAGAGGACAGTGCCAAAATTGGCTCTGTTTCTCGTATGAATAGAATGATAAGGCTTGCTTGATGCAGGTCTATTTTTATGCTTGTTGGGAGGTGACCGCATATTAGAAAATTGAAGAAATATAAACCGACAGCGTTTATGGCAAAAGGCTCTTATTACGATAAAGATTCTGCAGACTATGCGGTCAACTTTATTGAGTGCTTAAGCCATACCAAAGGTAAATGGTCAGGAAAGCCTTTTGAACTCAT